TCTTTTTATATGCAAAATAATCCCCGTATTTATTATACCATTCATCTAAGACTCTGTTATCCTCTCCGTCTAGCCAAGCCCTCAATTCGTCTGCTACTTCAATTGACGACTTAGGTATATGTGGTATCATCGCACATAATCCGTTGGGGTGGTCTAATGGTACATTGTCTTTAGGAAATACCTTCTCGTGCCTTTCCATGCAAAGCTCGCACGTTCTCCCGTGTATGTTAGCTGCCCACCACTGTATGCCTGCAACGAATGGATTCATATTACTTGATTGAATGGTAGCTGTTTGATAGGCGTGATTTATGCTAGTTCTCGCTAGTCTCATGGCGTTATAGTCAACTGCCTTGTCCACTAAGCCTGGATATACTTTATTCCAGTTTGTTCCTCTTTTGGCTGGGTCTTTCACATATTTTTCTAGGTCTTTAGCTAGTTCTATTGCTGATTTCTTTTGTATTATAGCTTGATTTATTATATATTGTATATCTTTTTCTAGCCCTTCACCATAGCTCCATATCCTTGCAGATAGTGTTTTATTATCTTTATATAAGTTACCACTTATAATATCATGCACTACATTATCCTGCACCTTGCCAAACATAGAATTAAAGCTCTTGTCAACTTTTATCCCTGCTAGTTTAAATATTTTATGCATTATTAGCTGCTCGGCTTCTGTTCCTATTTCTGCTCCTTTTTTAATAGAACCTCTTATTTGCTTGTTTAATTCGTTCCTTAGTTCAATTTTAGCCTTTTCAACTTCTCTGGCATACCTTGCAGCCCACACCCTCGTTAATTCTCTTGTGTGTGGACTTGTTGCTTTTCTAGACAGGTCTGTTATAGTATCGTTGTATATCTTTAGTATTTGTTTTTGTTGCTCTAATGTTAGCTTTGATACTCTTTTTCTTAGTTGTAGTACTGTTTTTCTGTATTCGCTCATAAACTATCCCTCTATGTCATCAATTAGGGCTCTTGTAAAGTTATCCTCGCTAAATAATTGTTTTTCTTCTAGTATTGTTTCTATTTCCTTATCTACATCTTCTACATTAGACCATTTATTTATATATGTTTGTCTGCTCTTTACTTGTGATATTACTTCTTCCATGTCTATTCTGCGTTGCTCTATCTCGTCCTCTTGGATTGGGTATGTCCTTTCTATTTCTAGTGCAGTTTCATATCTAGCTATCGCCCTAGCATCATACAAATTATAGGTATCTATCATTTTAAATATATATTCTACCATTTGCTGCAAGGCGTCTCCCCATTCTATCCAATCTTCATCACACGCAGCCATTAAACCCCAGTAAAGAGCTTTCATGGATTTGCCTGATTGCATTAGCCCTCTTAGTTGTTCTAAACTTACATTTGGTACATCTAAAGTATCATACATATCGTTTTTAATTCTATTTACTGTATCTTCAAATTTATCTTTATAGCTGAATTGTGATTCTAGCCTGTACATTGCAGCTTGTCTGCCTTGGGTGCTATGTTGTATATCTGTTTGCAAGTCAATAGTCCCCCCTGGAGCTATAACCATATTTTCTAGACTGGATTCTGCTGCATCGGTGACCACATTTTGACCAAACATCTGGAATTTTAAAGCATCTATGTCGTCACTTGTCAGCTTGTTATATGCATCTTGATTGCTCCATAGCTCTTTTACATCTGACAGCCCCTCTGTTTCTCCTGTTAATCCACCGTTGGTTATTATTGTAACTGGTATAAAGTCTAGTTTAGTATCATAGTCTTGATATTCAACTGATATTATATTTCCTCTACCGTCATGAGTGCTTTCGTTTAAGATGCACTTGTTCCCAACCATTTCCCATACTTGTTTTTTCACTCTTTGTTTTTCTGGATCTGATTCGTTGTTTAAAGCGTATATAAACACTATTTTTTCTAACTCATCTATGTCGTCTATGTTATACTGCGGGAAGAATTCCATTGCTGGCGAGAATACTATCTTTAACCCTACGTCTTTATGTCCCCATAGCTTTATAGCTATTTTCCCACCTATAGAACAATCTTTTCTAGCTTTTAATAGTTTGCTGTGGAATTTGTTGTCTTTTAATATTTGATGCAATAGATCTTCTTTTTCTTGTGCTAGGTCTTTATGAGTTGTACTGCCCTCTTGATCCATTTCTATTGGCCTGACATCAAAGAAGGGTTCTCTACCAAACATAAATCTAGCTCTTGTATCTATCAATTTTTTAATTATATTAGTTATTTTCTTAGTCGGTATATAGTCTAAATCAGATTTAGTTATCCATTCCTGTTTTCCGTCATAAATTTCATACCACTCTAGTATTTGATTAACTTTTTCTAGTTGATCCCCATATAGCCCTTGTAGTTCTGTTTTAAGTAGTTCATTATAATTTATCAAGCTATCACCTTCTTCCTTTTCCAGAGTAATTCTTTCTTCTTGAAGTTTGTTCTATATCAATTATTCTGATTAAGCTTGCTGCACTGTCTGGACTATCATCATGTCCTGCATTTTCTGTATAATCTAGAATTTCATTAATGTAGTCTGGATCTGTTCCCTCTATCCACTCAATCTGTTTCCAGTATTTTCTCAGGTAGGTTGTTATCTTTATAAATTTATTTTGTTGCTCATGATAATCTATAGCAGGAATCTTCAATTTTCTTAAGTCTCTAGTTAAAAAACCTTTATCTGCATTTCTTTCTAGATGAACTGTCCCTACTTTGTATTCTTCGTGATATATTTGTATTTCTTTTAAGCATTCATCCACATGCTTATCCCATCTCTTTCCAAATCCAATTATTCTATCTTCATAATGCTTGAATATAGTAAAGGCTGTTCCGTCATCTCCACCATAGGAGGCATCTATATGGCCTATACCATTAAATATTAATTCTGTTTCATCTGTATAGTTAGGACTTGTAAATAGGGCATCCTCATCTGCTATATGCTTTAATTCATAGTTGGCAGCAAAAAGGGAGGTTGTCATCTTACCTCTTATGTCTTGTATCTCTTTATCAGTCATCATACCAGTAGAGTAACAGTCATACTTGATTAGATTGGGCATTAATGTAAAGGCATCTTCCTTATGCCATGGTGTGCCAGTATTTATAAACCTTCCACCTCTATTTTTAACATTCTGTAACTCTTGATATGTTATCTTTGTTCTTTCTCTGTCTGCCCTTGATATTCTATCGCTTATATTAACAATATCATCTGTAATAACAATATCAAAGTGCTTTCCTGTAATACTTCCTTTATGCCCTATCCCTACTAGTTGACTTGTGCCTCTTGCATTTCTTTTTAAGTTTGTATCTATTTCAAAGGCACTCTCTATTGTTAAAATTACATCTTTTGACCATAATACTTTAGATAATGTTCTGAACAAATCTGTCTTTAATAATTTAGCTATTTGCTTAACTATTTCCTTAACATCATCATCTGTCTTTCTCATAAAGAGAATATTAAGCCAGGGAAATACTACAATCATTAGTGCTATTGCTATAGATAAACAAGTAGTCTTATAGCTACCCCTATGGGCTTGTAGTGTTAAATCGTCTTTACTGAATAAGAATAATTTTATCCATTCATTATGGATATCTTGTAAATCTGTAAAGCCATTCTCCAATCCATATATTATAGGCTTTTTCCTTACTGAATCTAACCATCTTTGCTGTTGCTTATTTAATTTAACCATCATCATCACTTAAATAGTCGGTTATTAGTTTATCCATACTGGATATGTCAAGGTTTCCTTCTACTTCTAGATTTTGTTTATCTCTCCACTCAGCAGGTTTTCTATTCTTTAGCCAAAAGATTTGTGCTGTTGTATCAG